GGCGGCGTGCTGGGTCGGCGTCATCACCGAGGTCGACTTGTAGCGGACGCGCCGCCCCTGGATGTAGATGGGGATCGTGCCGGCGCCGGCGCCGCTGAAGGTATAGGCACGAACCTCCTTCACGCCGGCGGCGTCATCCGCCAGCGCTATCGCGAAAACGCGGTTCGTCTTGTTCGCCTTCTTCCAGGCGCGCACCATCTGCTGGCCGACCGAGCCGGCGCCGAACAGCGCCGTGCCCTGCTCGGGCCGGGTGATCTCGTAGACTTGACCCGCGACGGCCGTGCCGGCAGCGAGCTTCTGCACGAAGAGGTAGGCGACGGCCGGGAAGGAGACCAGGCCCATCTGGTCGTAGACCGGGCGCCCCTCGACATAGGTGCCGGGAACGCGCCAGTCGTACGGGATCTCGTTCAGGTTGATCATCGCGCCCTCACTTCTTCTCGTCGGCCGGCTTCGCGGCACGCGGCGGCGCGGCCTCGACCAGGTCACCGTCCTTCAGGCGCCGGCGCACGAACTGGGTGCGCTCGGCGAAGTCGCCCTCGGCCGGCCAGAGCTCACCGTCGTCCTCGCGACGCACGATGCGGCCTTCGCCGGCCTTCAGGAACAGGCGCTTCTCGGTCATGGCGCGGGCCTCACATCGTGGGGGTCGTCGCGGTCTTTGCCTTCCGGCCAGGGCTCGAAGGCGGACAGCATGGTCAGGAAGTCAGGCGCGGCGGCGAGGTCGCCAGTGACGTCGCCGATCGACACGGTCGAGCCGACGTCGAGCGTGGCGATCGCCATGTCGTGGTCGCCATAGCCTTCGGCATAGGCCTGGGCGCCGGCTGTGATCGAAAGGGTGCCCAAACCAGCAACCGTGAAGCCGTTGAGCAGGGCGATCGCGCCGGCGATGGACGGGAACAGGCCGGGGCTTCTCGTGTCGCCGTGGAAGCGCGCCTTCGGCCCACTCGAATTCTTGACGACGATGGTGAGACGCAGACCGAGCGTGCCCTGGAACCGCCGTCCGACCTTCTGATCGCTGGGGTTGATCTGGCGCCAGCCGAGACCGAGGCAGGGCGTGCGGCGCACGATCGCCTTGAACTCGTCGATCGACATGGGATCGGCCACCGTGTGGAAGTCCCAGCGATCGGCCTTGAAGAAGGTGCGCAGCCGCGTTTCGATCGCGGCGAAGGCTGCGCTGATCGGGTCGAGCTCCGCCATCAGAGCCCCCGCTCGCCATGGCGGCCGAACATGCGCTCGCGGTCGCTCGTCTGGGCCGAGCTCGTCGGCGCGATCGGAGCTGCGTCCTCGAGCGTGGCGACGCCGTTCGCCAGCTGGGTCAGCCAGGCGACGATGTCCTTCCTGCCGGCCTTGACCTGGTCGGCCGGCTCGCGATCGCCGCCGACCGAAAGCTCGTAACGGGCCAGCACGCAGGAGGCGTTGGTGATCGCGCGCGGCACCGGCGAGAGCGGCACGGAATAGCGCTTGCGCAGATAGGAATCGATGATGCCGTCGGCGTCGGCGATCGCCTGCTCGACAGGCACGGCGTTCACCGTCTCAGGCAGCACGCCGTCGACGGAGGAGAGCCGCAGCATCTCCGTCTCGCCGAAGCGGCCGATCATGTCCTGGACGGTGGCGTAGGCCATCATGAGCTCCAAGGCGACGGCCGCCCCGCACGCCGGCGGCCGTCAGATCCAGGGGATGTCCGGAACAGAGGAAGCCGAAGCTTCTCCGCCTAGCCGGCGCGCCCATCGTGCGAAGGCGCGCCAAACCCGCTCTCGGGGTGTATTCTGCTAGCCCGCCTTGCGGCTGCCCTTCGCCTTGGCCGGGCGCTCGGCACCGTCCTGGTAGATCACGGTCAGGAGCGGCTCGGCCTCGATCTTCTCGAGCTGCTCGGCGGTGAAATAATCGGCCGGATAGGTCGCGTCGGCGGGATGGGCGACGCCGCCGCGGCGGAAGCCGTCATGGGCGCGGCTGATGATGCGGATGCCGGGCGCCTTTTCGGGGGCCTTCGTCTCGGCGGCGGTCTCGGACATGATGGTCTCCGGTCTAGAGTGGCGTCCTCTCTGGAGCCGCCGGCGGCGCCGGCGGCTCGTGACAGGGCGTCAGGGAAGGGTCAGGCGAGCCAGGGGCAGACCAGCAGCTCGGCGGTCTTGTTGTAGACGTTGGTGGCGCCGGCGGCGTCCTTGTCGGAGTTGACGATCTCCAGCGCCTGGCCCTCGAGGCTCGGGGGCACCACGAGCAGGCGAGGCTTGACGCCGAGCGGCCGGCCGAAGTCGCCCTTCATCCCCATCATCGCCTCGCGGGCGATCTTGTAGTTCGCCTTGTTGAGGGTCTGCCTGGAGCCCCAGGCGAACTGCCAGAAGCCGAATCCGACATTGTGCCGAGCGTCGGTGCCGTAGACGAACTCCTTCTTGTCGAAGACGTTGTCGTCGGTCTCCTGGTCCTTGCGGACGAGGTTCCAGGCCTTGCGCTTCTGCAGGATGATCGGCTTGAGGAAGCGGGTGTCGTCGATCAGGAACCAGGGCGTGCCCGCGCCGCCATCGGTGTTGGCGACCGAGGTAACGGCGCCGGCCTCGTCCAGAACGGGGTGATCGGTGTCGAAGAAGTACTGCTTGTCGTAGCAGGCGGTGCTGAAGCCGGCCTTGAGCAGGCTGAAGACGAGCTGGTCGTAGTGCGAGCCCGAGGCGGCGCCCAGCTCGGTGAAGAGAGGGGCGTAGATGCCCAGATTGTCGGTCTCGATGTCGTCCTTGTCGACGGCGATCGTGACCTCGTAGGGCTTCTCCTTGATCGTGTAGCCGGCCTGCGTGATCGAGTGAACGACGCGGCCGCCGATCCACTCGCGGACGTTCGGCACCTTGCCCAGCCAGCCATAGTCCTGCTCTTTCGTGGTGGCGGGCACGGTGGTGGCGACGCGGGCGAACTGGGACGCCGCCTGGCTGTCGAGACCGCTCTTGAAAGCGGTGTTGAAGCCGATGAACAGCGTCCGGAGGGAAGCCTGGTTGACGATCATGAGGTGGCCTCGAGCTGGTGAACGGGGGGCCGGCGTCAGTAGCCGGAGCGGACCCAGACGCCCTGGGCGTCCACGTCCATGATCTTGCCGGCGACCGAGCGGGTGTTGGTGCCGTTGGTCTTCGCTACCGTCTGGTCGTCGACGATGTACGCGTCGGCGCCGATGTCGGCGGCGGTGATGGCATCGCCCGCGGCGGAATTCGCCCAGCGGAAGGTGCCGCGGCGGATCTTGACCGAGACATCGCCGGCGGCGCCGGCGGAATTGTCGACGCAGGCTTCGACCCGGCCGAGCCCCTTCAGGGTGGTGGCGACGGCGCCGGGCGTCGCCCGCCCGGCTGCGTCGAGTGCCGCCAGGGCGCCAGCGAAGAACTTCTTGGCCGCGGCCGCCGGCAGGACGATCTCCTCGGGCGAGCGGGTCGGCGTGTTGCGGTCGGCGGATAGGGCGGCCATGGGTTGCTCCAGGTGGCGTCAGATCGGCGACGAGGTCAGAGGGCGGTCTTGTCGAGCTCCGCCTTGGTCTCGGCGAACTTCTTGGGATCGAGGCCCATCAGGCTGACGATGGCATTCTCGTCGGCGTCGAGCGCGCCGGACTCGCCCGTCTTGGGGGCCTTGATCGTGCCGCCATGGATCGAGACGAGCGCGTTGATCTCGGTCTCGACGGCGGCGGCATCCTTCTGGTGGCGCGCGATGTAATGGTCGCGCAGGGGCTTGATCGGCTTGCCGGCGGCGATCGCCGCGTCGACGAAGGCCGTGGCCTTCTCCTTCGCGGTATCCGCCTGCAGCGTCGTCAGCTGCGACTGCAGCGAGATCACCGTCTGGCGGAGCTCGGCGTCGCCGGTGCCTGAGGTCTTGAAGTGCGCAGTGATCTGCTCGGCCGTGGCGGCGTCGAAGTCCAGGCCGGCAGCTTTCAGGCCGACCTTGACGGCCTCGACCTTGACGCCCGCCGGCATTTTCGCCTGCAGATGGGTGACGACCTCGTCGACGGTGGCCGTCGCCTTCAGGCCTGCCGCCTCGGCGATCCGAGCCTCCGCCGGCTTGCCCTGGGCGGCGGCGATCGCCGCATGCGAGGTGACCGTGGTCAGGACCGCATCCTCGGCCGCATCGTCCGTCAGCCCGAGCGCCTTGCGCAGCTTGGCGAGGAAATCCATGTCGTTCTCCCGGTTGTGGAGCGTGGTCAGAGGCAGGTTCGGGTCGTTGACGAGCGAGGCCCGCAGGATCTTGAGAAGCTTGCCGGCCTTGGTGCTCATCAGCACCGGCGAGATGCCGCGATAGTCGCCCTCTTCGACCAGCCGCTTGCCGGTCGCGGTCCACTCGACCCGACCCCAGAGGCCGTCGGCGCGCGATTGCATCTCGACGATCCAGCCGCGGGCTGGTGCCGGGCGGCCTTCAGGCGCTGCCAGGTCGATGGAATGGTTCTCGTCGAGCGGGAGCTTGCCCGCCGACATCGAGGCGCGGATCACATCGTCGGCACCCTCCAGCGTGAACGGCCCGCGTCCGTCGCCGCCACGAAAAGTCCCGGCCGGCGTCAGGTGCACCCATTCGGGGGCGGCACCGGCCGGGATCTGGAAGTGAAGGGAGGAAACGACGGTCTTCATCGCCGCCGAATGTGGCTGGCAGCGCAGATGCGCGACACGGCCCCGCGAGGGGCCGCGATCGATATGGCGATGTTGGGGATCAGCGCGAAGCGCTCAGCGCAGGCGGCCCGATGATGACCCGGAACCGAGCGTGCGGGCAAGACCGCCTTCGACAACGTCCAGGATCATGACCTGGTTGTCGCTGCTGATGCCGACATAGGGCCGCGCCGGGATCGTGACCGAGCGGGCATGAACGACGCGATTGCCGAGGCGGAAGACGAGGCGCCCGGCGCTCTTCGGGGTGATGACGGCGCCATGTTGATGCACGCCGGCATGGATCTTGTTGCTGCCGACCTCGACCTCGGAGCGTGCGGCCCGATAGGTAATCGAGCCCTGCAGGCCGCCGCGCATCGCCCGCTCGCGCAGGATGCCGGCGCCACGCTTGCCGGCGGCATAGACCGGGTTGAGCGCCGCCCAAGCCGCACCGTCAGGGCTGACCTCGTCGTCGAAACGGTCCAGGGTCGAGGTGACGAGGCCGGTGCCGATCGCGCGCATGATCGGCGTCGTGTCCGCCATGACCATGGCGAGGCGCTGGAAGGCGGTGCTGACCTCGCCCCAGTCGAGCCTGAACGTGACCGAGAAGCCGCTCACCTATCGTCCAGTCCCGGGACCGAGCTGCTCGGCGCGGCCTTCCAGATTTGGCCGGGATTGTAGTCGAAGCCGATATCGACGCCCTGCGAGCCGGTCAGCACCTCGCCGGTCTTCCGGTTGACCTGCCGGACCGGCAGGCGCTCCGGCGTCTGGTCGACGCCGCTGCGGCCCTGACGCTTCAACCCGGCTTCACTGACCGGGCGGACCCGGCAGCCGCACCCCCAGCCGTTGGGCGGATAGGCCCAATCCCAGAACGGGTCATCGGCGCGCAGCACCGTGCCGTTCCAGGCGAGGTGCTGCTTGCGCGGATGGCGGGCGCCGGAGTGGACGTATTGCCAATACGGAAAGGCGGCGAGCGTCTCCGGTTCGGTCTGCTGGACATAGCGGCCGGCCGAATAGGCCATGGAGAGATTGGTCTCGTAGATGACGCGGGCGCGCCAGCCCGGCCGGCCGGTGTGCTGCCAGCCATGGCGCTTGACGATCTCGTCGAAGCGCTCGCGGAACGCCTGCAGCGTCGTGCCGTCCTCGAGCGCTTTCTCGATCTCGCGGCGGAAGTCCTCGACCAGCGCTTGCGTGGTCGCGCCGGCGACGGTGAAGGCCTTGGCGTTGGCCTTCTGCCAGACATCGGTCCAGCCGGTCGAGGT